ATCCTCTCTGATCCTTTGAGCAAGGAGAAAAGTCTCTCTATCGATGATTGCTTCGTGTGCATTCTCGGTATGATACATTGGAGCGAGTTCTTTATTCTTCACTTTCTTATGTGAAAGGTAATCAACCGTCAGTGTTTTCTGTTGAACCAAATCGCCGATGTATTTTTCGTTCTTAAGAATAACTGCGACTGTGGACATACTCCATTTGGTTGCACCAGCACCTGTAGTTGCTCCTATGGATTCCATATGTTTAGCAATCTTCATCGGACCGATGCCACTCACATACATTTGGAAGATTTCACGGACGATTTTAGCTTCTTCAGGAACAACGATTAGGTTACCACCTCGTTTGTCTTTGGTATAACCTAAGAACCGATTGTGATTCACAATTGGAACGCTATTGTTGAAACGCTTTTGAACATTCCATTTGACGTTCTCGCTCACGTTTCTTGCTTCCTCTTGGGCGATGGATGACATGATGGTTAATAAGAAGTCCACTTTTGGATCTGAGGAGTAGATGTTTTCTTTTTCAAAGAAGATCTCAACATTGATTGCTCTCATCTCTCTGATGTAGTTTAAGCAATCAACTGTATTTCTAGCGAATCGTGAGATTGACTTCGTCATGATCAAATCGATTTCACCACGCTTTGCAGCATCCATCATATTATTGAACTGTTTTCTGTGCTTGGTGGAAGTTCCGCTGATGCCCTCGTCTGCATAGATACCACAGAATGTCCATTCAGGGTTATTTTGAATCCTTTCGGTGTATTCGTCGGTTTGAGCGATGTAACTCGTTTTCTGTTCCTCATTATCGGTGGACACTCGAACGTAGGCACACACGCGCTTTTTGAGGTTCTTGGGGATGGTTCCTGATAAATCGAACACAGGTTTTGGTTGTATGACTCTGACTTGTTTGTTTTGCATTATTTTTACCTCCTTGGTTAGTACATATACATCACTCTAAAAGCAATGAATAGCAAGTCAATTCTCAACTATTTCATTGCTTTCTGATGTAATAAAGGTTATGTTGTATTGTTGTTTCAATCTGGATAGGATTTCTTTGTATTCACTTTCAGTGAGAAGCTTTTCCATATAAAGGTTAAAAGCTATCCTAACTGAGTAATCGTATTTCATTTGATCGGTAACGATCGTAGTCTTATTCATTGGTATCCTTTCTAAAGGATAAAAAGAAAAAAAAGGAATTGCCATAGCAATCCCTAGGGAAAGTGCGTGCCTAATGAGCACTGAGTTTGTGACGCTGCCTAACCTACCAACAGTAGTTTATCACTAATGAAAATTTAAAACTACATGCCAGTGGCACAAACGTATTGTAAGGTTTATAAGAAGTTAGGAATATGAAAATTCTTTGAAATTGTACCTGCATGAATACCGTGTATAATAAGGTTTTCTGACTGTGCTTTTGTAAAGTTAAACATTTCATCAAGAATAAAGAAACAACCTCCGCCATCTATGTTGTAAAATATCTTAGAGACATAGTGCCGGTTATAGTATGAAAAGAGCATCACTTGATTCTTGTGATAGGTTTGCGTACGCCAGAAGAAGTCTATTTTTTGCTCGTTATATCTCACCAGAATGACATCATCATTTTCTGCATTGATATTATAAGGTAGGACTTGCTTGAGCTCATTATCTACCATCTCGTAGGTTCTGAATGCGAGGGTGTTATTGATTCTGTTTGAGAATGGATTACCGGTTATGTGATCAATCGAAACACCATAGAACTGAGAAAGCTTAATTAAATCGTGTATTCCAATCTCCCTGGAGCCGTTCTCGTAATTGAGATAGCCTTGGCGGGATTTTTTTATGACGCTAGCTACTTGGGTTGTTGATAAATTGTGTGAGATACGTAGACGCTTTAGATTCTCACAGATGAACAAATTATTAAAATCATCTTCGGTGTTTAATTTAACCATGGAGGTCACCTCTTCACATTCGTATATTTTCGCAAGAATGATACCACAACAAATGTTTACAAGTCAATGTTACTGATGACATTAACTATCAATTTAATCGTAAAAATGAGGGTTTTCTGCTATTTGAAAACTCTTTTTGTTGCTGTTGTGATTTCCCTTCTCCAAGTTATTTTTTGATAGATTGCTTTCTCATATAATCAAGGCACCATCGAATTTGATGAAAGGAGGAAAGTACATGCCTGTCAACGGAACAGGGAAAGTTCAGAATCGCGACCGAGCCACACCGCTACCAAGGTTTTATCTTATTGAACACAGAAACAATCTGGGTTTATCCGTGGAGGAAGTATCCAGAATGTTAAATCTCTCTCATTATTACTATTACCAAATAGAGAGTGGCCGAAGGGGTCAGAAACTACCGATACCACTCGTATTAGAACTCATCAGAGTCCTGCAGATCGATGCGATCAAATTTCTAGAGCTCGAGAGTGAACATGTAAAGAAACACAACGAATTCAATCGGATGAAGTAAAAAAAGACGCCAAGCTTGTATTTGGGGTACAAACCTGGCCAGTAGAAAAGCGACCGCCCTTCTACAATTCCGATTATACAACTCATTACTAAAATAACAAACCATTGAAAGGATAAAAATGGACGACAAGGGCTTTTTTCGAGAGATTATCGATATTTATATCCAAAGATTCGATATCAAAGAAAACACCAAGCGTTCCTACGGGAAGATGCTTGCCCAGTTCGCTGAGTTCGTTGATGGCTTGCCTAACCTACCAACCAGGCAAGATGTCATGGCTTATCGTGAACAACTAAAGTCCAGGCTAAGAGCTGCATCCGTTCAAAAACACATTGTAGTCATAAGGGGATTTTATCGATGGTACTACATTGAAGGATTTGGACCCAATGCAGCTGAAGGTGTAAAAGGTATGAAGATTGAATCCGACTTTAAGAGAGAATCATTATCTCTTGAAGCGGCTATTAAACTATTAAACAGAGCTAAACGCTATGCGAGTAAGAGCATCATTGGAAAAAGAGATCATGCTCTGATCGCACTATTATTAACAACCGGATTAAGAACGATTGAAGTGGAAAGAGCAGATGTGGATGATATCAGCTTCGTGGATGAAACCAAGGTGTTATACATCATGGGTAAAGGTCACGATGAGAAGGATGCGTATGTCAAACTCTCTCCAGAAGTGTATGGCTTGATTGAAGAATATTTGATCGAGCGACAAGATGAATATAAACCACTCTTCATTAATCATACGAAACCCTATCAGGGAACAAGACTAAGAACACGAATGATTAGTATGGTGGTTAAAGAAATGCTCAGAGATATCGGGATCGATGATCCCAAGTATTCTGCCCATAGCCTTAGGCATACAGCAGCTTCTTTAGCGCTGGACTTGGGTGGAGATTTAGATGCAGCACAGCAATTAATGCGCCATAAAGACATATCTACCACGAAGATTTATGCTCACCGATTGAGCAAAGCTAAGAATCATCTTGAGTGGCAGATAAGCACAGCGCTATTCCAAACTACCAAAAAGAAAAAGTGAAGGGAAAACCTATGATTAGAGAGTTTGAACACAATGCCTATGGCAAAGTTCGTGCCACGATAGTGGATGACGAACCTTGCTTCAACCTGAAGGATCTCTGTCGCATGTTTGAGATTAAAAGCGTATCAGAAGTCCGGACCAAACTGAACGACACCAGTATTAAGCTTGTGAGCGTTCCCCACGATAAAACACATCAAAATATGTTCTTTGTTACCGCAGACCACCTATCTACCATATTCTTCCAATCCAAGCGCAAAGACGCAGAAGTGATTGGAGATTGGTTATATCGTACCGTATTACCTCAGCTCATCCGTTATGGCATCTATCAGATAGAGGATTTTGAGAATCCGGATAAGATTATCGAGTTCCTGGATGAGTTTCAAGAATTGAAAGTAAGAGCGAACGTCCTAGAAACCACACTCAAAATGAATACACCAAAAATCAAAGCCATTGATAACTTGTTAGGAACTACAAGTTGTGTGGATCTAGATATGGTTCATGAAGTGATACGCTTCAAAAATATCGGTAGAGATGTCTTATTAAAGATTCTAAGAACTACCCATGTTTTAGATGAGCAGAACATACCGTTTCAAGACTTCTGTGATAAGAAATATTTCAGAGTCGTTGAAGCGAAAGTGGTATCGGGTGGAACAGTTATCAAATCAACTAAAACATACGTCTATAAAGGCGGAATTACATTCATCGAAAGGATACTAAAAGAATACGATGGAAACAAACAACGGAAAGAAAAATGAGAATGTCTATAGCGTGAATGAGCTTCAAGAGATACTACAAGTCAAAAGGCCGACTCTTTTAAAGTATATCAAGTCCAAGAAAATCAAAGCTTTCAAGGTTGGGAACCAATGGCGAGTCACTCAAGAACACTTAGATGAATTCATTCAACGAAACATGAAGTAAAGACACGTGGTTAGCTGCTTCACACTTACCGATAATGCTTGTGAACAGAAACGTGAACTATACACCAAGTAGTGTTCAAGTGGTTATCAAGTAGGCGTGAAGTGGCGTTCAAGTGTCATTTAGTAATTGCCCAAAATGGGCGGTTTTTAACTATACTCACGAAAGGGAAAACTTATGGCACGACCATTCAAACAAGGCTTACAATACTTTCCTCTGGACGTGAACATTTTTGAAGATGAAAAGATTCAAGACCTTAATCTTGCTTTCGGTTATTTTGGTGAGATTATCTATATCAGACTTTTAGCGATGATTTATGCGAATGGCTACTTTCTAGAAAAATCAATCTCATCATTAGCAAAGACGCTGGTGAAAAGCATCGGTGCAAACTGGGCTCCAAATCCAGTGGATATTGAAGAGGTGATTGTGTACTGTGGAAAGGTTGGTCTTTTCAACAATGATCTATTAAAAGACGATGTGATCACATCAAAATCGATTCAAAAACAGTTCATCCTATCTACCCGAAGACGAAAAAACACTGGTGCTGATAAGTACTGGTTACTCGATGAAAAAACGATGCTAGAATTAAGCATTTTCAATAAAACAAACAAAAACATTACTGTCGACAATAATCTGATTAATGTAGACACAAACGGCGTTAATGTTAGCAATAATCAAGTTAATACTGACAATAACCGAGTTAATGTAGACAAAAGTACACAAAAAGAAAAAGAAAAGAAAAAAGAAAGAAAAAATGATAAAGAGGATAAAGAAGATAAAGGGCCATACGGCCTCCCTAAATTACATTTTATTACTAATTCTTTAATCAAAAACAAATACATCGATGAAACCTCTCTCGATGTCATCAAATATAACATTCTCTTTGAAGAAACCATCAGAGGTTATGGATTTGAAGACGTTCTATCAGCTGTGGACTATGTTGTTAAATACTCAAAGAATCCTAATCCACCCATAGAGGATAAGTTTGCATTTATGAGAGATTCACTTCAAAACAATTTAAAACAATTTGAACACAGGAGGAAGATGTCAAATGAGTCATTCGAATCGTGGATTAAACGAACCCTTTTACAAGTGGATTGATGATGTGAGAAGAGCGATTAGAAAAGAAAAAGAACTCCATGAAAAACTGGAATTCTATAATATGAAACTTATTGGATATAAAGGTGTGTCATACGATCGCATTGGATCTTCAGGTTCACGTTCATCTGGAGATAGTGAATTGTTGTATTGGTTGGATAAGGTAGATCAACTTGAATCAATCATACATGAAAACCGAAGAGTGATTGTTGAATCAATAGAATTTCAAAAGGTTTTAAACTGTGATGAAATTGCAGTTTATGTTAACAATATGCTTCAACAAAATATTCTTAAAAGTGACCAAACTAATATCAAAAAAGTTAAGATGATGAAGCAAAAAATAATAAGAACTTGGTTTTCGTTATCAAGAAATATGATTAATAAAAAAAGTTGTTGAAATAGCATAATATTGTGCATTAAAATGCACAGTCGTGTTATAATGATTGTAGGTGATAAAATGATATTAAACACATTTGGAGAAAGAATTAAATATTTGCGTGAAAAGCAGAATTTGCCACAAGCAAAGTTGGCTCAAGCCACTGGAATTGTTAGAGAACAGATTTCAAGAATCGAGAACGGACAGATTAATCCAACATTAGACACTGTATTTAAACTAAGTGAAGCATTAAATATTACTATGACAGAACTATTTGATTATGATGTAATAGGCAAAAAACAAGAGATATCAAAAATTGCACTTAAGCCATTTGTTAAGTGGGCTGGTGGAAAAACACAAATTATTCAAGAGATACTTAAACTGATACCCAATTCATATAGCACCTATTTTGAACCATTTCTAGGCGGTGGAGCTCTTTTGTTTCAGCTAAAACCTATTAAAGCTATTGTTTCTGATTATAATTTAGAGTTGATCACCGCTTATAGATGCTTTAAAGATGACAAAGATTATAGACTAATGATTGATGAAATACTATATCATCAGAAGAATCATAATGAGGAGTATTATTACCAGGTAAGAGAGATGGATCGTGAACCTGGGTTTCATGATTTACCCAATTATAAACGAGCTGCAAGAATGATCTATCTCAACAAATCTTGTTTTAATGGACTGTATAGGGTTAATTCAAAAGGATATTTTAATGTACCCTCCGGAAAATATGTTTCTGTGAATGCATATGATGAGTCATTGTATAATAATTTATCAACGTATTTATCACTTGAAACTATTTCTATTTTGAACGCTGATTTCGAAGAAGCTGTATCTTCAGCAACAAAAGGAGATTTCGTGTATTTTGATCCTCCATATGATACTTTTGAAGATAAGAATAATTTCACGACTTATACTAAAAATGTATTTGGTAAGGAAGAGCAAAGAAGACTTTCGAGTGTATTTAAAGATCTTGATAATCGAGGTGTGAAAGTAATGCTAAGTAATCACAACACAGATTTTATTCGTGAACTATACAGCCAATTTAATATAAGGGTAATCAATGCAAGACGGAGCATTAATTCGCTATCGTCTGGACGAGGAAATGTTGAAGAAGTCATCATCACAAATTACTCAACGGATAACAATCATGTCGACAACAATTAGTAAATACACATATTTTAGTGATGAAAACTTCACATTATTACTTGGAGATTCTTTTAAGTTGCTTCGTATTTTGGAAAAAGAATCAATAGATATGATATTCGCTGATCCGCCATATTTCTTATCTAATGGTGGGATAACAGTTCATTCAGGAAAAATGGTATCAGTAGACAAGGCAGAATGGGATAAAGGACTTTCTACATCTGAGAAATTGGCTTACAATCGCAAGTGGATTAAGTTATGTAAAAATGCACTAAAAAAAGATGGGACTATCTGGATTAGCGGGACGATGCATAACATTTACTATATTGGAGTAGCTCTTGAATTAGAAGGTTTTAGTATTATTAACAACATAACTTGGCGAAAGCTAAATCCACCACCAAACATTTCAACCCGAGCATTTACTCATTCCACAGAGACAGTTTTGTGGGCAAGAAAAATCATTAGTCCCACAAAAAAAGGGAATCATTTATTTAATTACAACTTGATGAAATCTGAAAATGGTGGGAAGCAAATGAAAGATGTTTGGGAGTATTCATTAACAAAACCATCTGAAAAAAAGATGGGTAAGCATCCTACACAAAAACCATTAGCACTATTAGAAAGAATCATCCAATCGTCTACAAAACCTGGTGACATAATCCTTGATCCATTTACTGGAAGTGGCACAACAGGTATCGCAGCAATGATACATAATCGAAAATTTATAGGAATCGATTTTGAGAAATCTTATTTAGATTTAACCTTAAGAAGGTATAATAGTCATAAGGGTGATAAAAATGAAGAGAAATTTCAACAATTGGCTATCGACATTTAAAGAAAGCATTGCTGACTGGAAGTATTATACAGATTTTGATAAAGTATATAAAAATGTTGAATTACTAAAATTCGAACTTAATCTTTTGAACAGTTTAATTGGTTCAACAGATGTTGAGAATGATTTTAGGGTTCTTGTTTCAAAGTATCCAGAAGTATTGAGAGTGATTCCAATTCTTTTAGCTAAGAGAGAATATGAGATTAAGATTACAGATGCCGATGGGTATCGAATCTATAATTTTATTAGTGCGAACTACTCTATTGAAGAATACGTGCTGTTCATGAAAAATACAGGGTTGTTTGACTTAATCTCAAGACATATAATCAGGGACTTAACAGATTACGTAAAAGGCGTCGAGGTCGGCCTAGATTCTAATGCAAGAAAAAATAGAACCGGCAAAGCAATGGAAAATTTTGTTGAAAACTATTTAGTGAAGCTCGGATTCATTAAAAATAAAACATATTTTTCTCAAATGACTGCAAAAGACATAAATAGACTCTTTGGGGTTGATTTATCAAACTTGAACGGTGAAGAAAAAGCAGATAAACGATTTGATTTTGTCGTTAAAACACCCAATTTAGTATACGGTATAGAGGTCAATTTCTATGGTGGTGGAGGTTCAAAATTAAATGAAACTGCTAGAAGCTATAAAATGATTGCATCAGAGTCGCAAAATATACAAGGATTTCGATTTATTTGGATAACAGATGGGCAAGGGTGGTACTCTGCTAGATATAATCTAGAGGAAACCTTTAACACCCTAGAAGATATGTATAACATTAACGATTTAGAATGTGGTATTTTTGCTGAAAAATTAAAATAGAAAAAACTAGGATATGTGCTATTTACCATTGGAAGATAGCTAAAGATACCCTAGTTTTTCTTATTAAATATCTTCAAGTAATCCTAGTGCTTCAAGAGGCAATATTCTTGTGTAATATCTACACCCTACTAAAGATATATACTCTTTAACATCATTATAAGACGGATGATCAAACCATTCATTAACGACATAAATATATTCAACTGTGACATTCATATCCCTCAGTAATTTTTGATACTGACGTTTTTTGAAATCACAAGTTTGAAGTTTTTCGTCTACAGAACCAGCTGCAGCTTGGAATTTTTTCTCAATAATATAAATTGTTCTATTCGAATAATTATAGAAAACTTCATCAGGAAGTAGTTGCTTAGATAATATTTCGCTCCATAGTATATTGTTAGGAATAAGAATATCTCTGTATAAACCATGTTTTGAAGTAATCATGCCTTTTAAATTCATATTCAAAAAAACCTCACTGTTTACTACAGTGTAGCCTTGATTTTCAAAAGCGGTTCTAAGACTTGTCTCTTGTTCGAATGCAAGACCATTTTGATTTGTAGTTGCTCCACCACCATATATATTTACTGGCATAATATGTTTTATCCTTTTCTAAACTAGATTTTTTTTGACAAGTTCATTCCATAACATAGCTCTACCTGACCAGTTCCAATAGGTGATGTCTTGTTCAATGAAAAGCCATTTTGATGCAAGAATAATAATTTCTATAGGGTGAAGAATGTTATTATAATCACTAAAATAACCGAGTGGTGATCCGGATGCAAAAGAAACATTTATACAGTTGTATGCGTCATTAAGATGCTGCTTAACCGATTGATATTGAGTTGGATAGTTTGCTTGAGAATAAGTCAATGCGTGTATGATATCGTCATGACTAGGAGTGTGATATCGATTGGTTTTCTTAAACAAATAATTAGCTGTTGGTATAGACACGGTAAAGTCAAACCCCTTATTAAATCTTGCGGGTCTATTTAGGACAATGCTGTATCCTGAGAATGATTCTACTGTGTACTCATATTTTGAGCAATTGACTCCCTTTCCCGTTCCAGGGTTTTCCAATAAAAATAAATTAATCAGTTCATCTCTAATTTCGCTTCTTGTGCTTGAAATTAGAGTATAAGGTGTTCGTATTAATGGCATTTCTTGTTTCCTCCTATGTTTTAAAGAAATTATATCATGTAAAACATTTTATTAATATACAGTTCTACCGATAATACTTGTGAACAGTAACGGCAAGTGGTTGTCAATAATGCAACAACTAACGTTCAAGTGGTCAGCAAGTGGTTATCAAGTGATAGGTCTAAAATCAAGGTTTTGACGAATTATTGTGCCACTGGCATGTAGACAAAAGTTGACTTATTGCATATACTACAAATAGCGTGGAATACTGGCTTTCAATAAGGCCTAGAAGATAGAAACTCTCAAATATGGGAGTTTCTTTTCTTTTGCAGAAAAAAATGTAGTATTCAACCCTTGGATAACTTCAGTTTTTGATAAATTTACTGAACCCTGAAAGGTTGGAATCGATGTGCCAAAGGTACTGGATACATATCAGCAATGGGAGGCTGATGGAGTACTTGATGAACGAATAAAAAGTATTCAAGACATGGTAGCAAGGCGGATTATCCAAAAGGATATCGCCAAAGCCATGAACGTAAGTGAGAACACTCTTATCAAATTGAAGCGTTCGCATCCCAGGTTAAATCAAGCATTTATTAATGGAGATGATGAACTGAAGTATAAACTCATGGATGCACTCTTTCAACGAGCAGTTGGTATGGAGTATGAGGAAGTACAAACCATCATTGAAGAAACATCATCGGGTACGAAAAAACGTCTTGTGAAAACCAAGAAGAAATCACTCCCCGATTTTAATGCACTCAAATACTTATTAATTATCAAATTCGGACGTGAGTTCAACGAACGTAAAGAAGAAATAGATATCATGCTCAAACGCATAGAAAAAGGCGAGGAAACCTGGATTAATGAACATAGTGATGAAGAAACCCTCGGAGTTGTCAATATACGAAAACAACCCAAGAAATAATGATGCAGCAGTTGATGCTGTAGCCAATAGTATCAAAGAGTTTGGATTCAAGGTTCCGATTGTGATCACCAAGGATCTGGTAATCATTGCTGGCCACACTAGGCTCAAAGCAAGCCTTAAACTTGGATTAGTAAGTGTTCCTTGCATTGTTGCTGATGACCTCACAGAAGGGCAAATTAAGGCCTTTCGTTTGGCAGATAACAAGACAGCAGAGCTTGCAACATGGGACTTCAGCAAGCTTGAAGAAGAACTCGAAGATATCGATATGGATATGCTTCAATTCGGATTTGAGGAACTACATTCAGATGTACCAGATAATGCAAGTGATGATGACTTTGACCCATCAGATGAAATCAGTGACACACCATATTCTGAACTTGGTGATATCTACCATTTAGGTAATCATAAAGTCATGTGCGGTGATTCCACTAAGAAACAAGATGTTCACAAACTCCTGGATGGACAGAAGATTGATATGATTTTCACAGATCCGCCATACAATGTGGACTATGAAGGTACAGCTGGAAAGATTAAGAATGACAAGATGGAAGACAATAGCTTCTATCTTTTTTTATTAGATGCTTTTACAAACATGTTTGAAGCAACTAAAGAAGGTGGTGCAATCTATGTCTGTCATGCAGATACGGAAGGCATCAACTTTAGAACTGCATATAAGAATGCAGGATTCAAACTCGCTGAGTGTCTTGTTTGGGTTAAAAATGCATTGGTACTAGGTAGACAAGACTATCACTGGCGACATGAACCAATTCTTTATGGATGGAAAGAAGGTGCAGCTCATTACTTTATTGATGACCGCACTCAAGATACCATCTGGGAATACAACAAACCAAAACGAAATGATGAACATCCAACCATGAAGCCACTAGAACTATGTGGTAGAGCAATAGCGAACTCATCTAGAGTCAATGAGCATGTTTTAGATTTGTTTGGTGGCTCTGGATCAACGATGATCGCATCTGATCAGCTTCAAAGAAAAGCATACTTGATGGAGCTAGATGAAAGATTCGTTGATGTTATTGTGAAAAGATACATCAGACATAAAGGATCAAGTGAAAACTGCTATCTGATCCGTAAGGGTAAGAAGATATCACTAGATACGATAAATGACTTTCAAAATTTATCACTATAGTGAGCATTTAGTGTCGAATTGACTTGATATAAAAGGTCTTTAGAGTGATATATATACATACCAAAAGGTAGAAAGTAGGTCACAAAATGGATAAACAAATCAAGTTGTCAGAATGGATTCAAAGATTTAATACAGGTGAATTTGATAAACCTGATAGCAAAACTCAAATCGAAGCTGGGTGGTTCGATTGGTTTTGTAGAGATTCAAGTCTAGCAAACAAAACAAAGAAGATGGGAAACATCATCAAGCAAATCAAATTAAGTGGGAAGGTTGACCTTGAAACTAGTTATGTCTGGTTCAAGAACAATTGCCCACTTAACGGTCCACTTTATGATGATTTCAGAATTGCAGACATCGAAAACAACAATAACCTTTTCGTGGTTCAAATTGATTGTGTGTGGAACGATTCAAGATACACGGTATTCGAAAGACTTGATGGATTTGAAAAACCAGTTTTTCAATCAGACTCATCAAGAGAACTAGTGAAATGGTTCAACAAAGGATGGGCAAAGTAATGTTTATAGAATACAATGCGCATCCTAAAGGTATCAAAACAACCGATTGTGTAGTGAGAGCAGTTAGCACTGCCTTAAACAAAGACTATATGGAATGCAGACGCGAGCTGAATCAACTCAAGCGTGACTGGAAGTTTAAGAGCTACAAAGATACTGAGTTCTTATACAAGTATTTCGAAGGTAAGCCTAGACTCATATTTAAGGCAGTCAAAGGTGAACCAAGAATAAAGGGTTCTGATTTCACTGGTTTATATCCAAAAGGAACTTACATCCTCAAAATGACTGGACATGTTACAGTATGTAAAGATGGCGTTATCATGGATACTTGGGACTGCACATACAGAAGCGTCTATACTGCATGGAAGATTGACTAAAGGATAAAGACATGAAAACAAATTTTATACGCAAAGCTAAATCATCAGAACTCATTCCACATGATGAGTTCGTCATAGAAAAACAAGTCATCATTGATAAGGACCTATTCGAATGCTTCATCAAGGATCCATTGAACGACTACGATTTTATTAAAGAGAATCTTGAGCATATGTATTGTGACCAAGATGAAGTATTCCACTGTATCTATGTAACATCCGATTCACTCGATTTTGGTATCCTAGTTGAAAGCGAAGGATATCATTATGCTAGATATACAGCTTACTTACCAAAAGCAGCACTAAAATAACAAATAACATTCTAAGCAATCTAGGGAAGCTCATCAGCTTCTTTTTTTTGCTAGAAAGAGGACAATATGAAAATCATCACAAGCGAATCAGTATTTAGTGGACATCCGGATAAAATCTGCGACCAAATCAGTGATGCGATACTAGATGCTATCCTTGAACAAGACCAAAACGCACGAGTAGCAGTAGAAACAGCAATCAAAGATGACTTAGTAGTTATCTTTGGTGAGGTAACAACTATAGCTTCAGTTCAATATTCTGAAATAGCAAAACAAGTACTTAAGGATATCGGATATAAAGATGAGTTCTGCGTACTTGAAAAAATATCCAAACAATCTCCCGATATTGCTAAAGGTGTAAACGAAACGGTAGATCATCAACAAGGTGCAGGTGATCAGGGCATGATGTATGGCTTTGCCTGCAACGAAACACCGGAACTCATGCCACTACCTATTATGGTTGCACATGAAATATCCAAAGGAATAGATACACTTAGAAAAACTAAGTATAATCACATTTTTGGTCCAGATGGCAAATGCCAAGTATCTATAAGATATATTGATGGTCAACCATTCGCATACGATACGATTATTGTTTCAGCACAAACAAGACCAGAAGCTTCATTGTCATTAGCAAAGGATATCATCATCGAAGAAGTACTTAAACCACTGATAGGTAAAGACCTAAGTGGTATCAATATTTTAATCAATCCAACTGGAGCATTTATCATTGGTGGACCTTATGGAGATTCTGGATTAACAGGTAGAAAGATTATTGTTGATACGTATGGCGGTTACGCTAAACATGGTGGTGGAGCCTTTTCTGGCAAGGACGTAAGCAAGGTTGACCGCAGTGCGAGTTATTATGCAAGATTCGTAGCAAAAGCCCTTGTGGAGGCAGAATTGGCCGACACGTGCGAAGTCTGTGTGTCCTATTCCATTGGTGTAGCAAACCCAGTCGCAGTTTCAATTGATACCTTTGGTTCTGGTAAGTTATCTGATGACCAATTACTAGATTTAGTGAAACAACACTTTGACTTCACTCCTGCAAACATTCGTAAAGAGCTAGAGTTCGAAAAAGTGAAGTTCCAGGAGTTAGCTAAGTACGGTCATATGGGCAGAGAAGACTTACCAGTTCGTTGGGAACATGTCGAAGCAAAAGCAGCTGAACTTAAAGGTGCATATGAAAAAGCCAAAGGTTCTGCATAACTTCTATAAGTCTGATTCATGGCGAGCTGCTCGTGAGTTAAAGATTGTGACAGTCAACGGGCTATGTGAGCGTTGTGGAGCAATTGGCATTGAAGTCCATCATAAAGATAGACTCTCAATTGATAATGTATATGATGCATCTCTAAGTTTAAATCAAGATAACTTGGAATTACTTTGTAGGGAGTGTCACAACAAAGAACATAAACGTTTCAGTAAAGAAGTTAGATTTGATAATGATGGAAATTTGGTTAAATAAAAAAAGCAATAGTAATTATTGACATCAATTATAATTCAATATATAATCTACATAGGCAGGCTAGGTAAATGCCGAGTAAATTGTGGAGGTATTATATGCAAAACAGGATTAGATTATTTGTAGATAACGAGATTAAACAATACAGTTTTAGTAATAGAAAAGAAGTTGTTGATGAGATAACATCAAACCTAACTGAACGTTACCTCGAACTTATTGCGTCTGGGTTGAGTGAAGAGGAAGCCTATAAAGAAACCATTTCGCTGACTGGTAGTTTTGCTATTTCAATACTAAATGATATCACGAACAATCCATTGCGTTGGTATAAAAAAAATCTTTTGATTTTGTCTGTAGTGGTATTAACTGGTACAATATTTATGTTTTTCTTTAGTCCATTGGGATATATTCTTCTTACATTCGCTTTCATATATTTCACATTTGAACTTTCAAAGTTGGAAGAAAATGATAGACAGAAGGATAATGTTGAACCTGAGGAATCAAAACATGTAAGATCAAAATTAATAATCGACCTGTTACGTTATTGTATGGGTCTATTGATTTTTTCCTTTACAATAATTGTTTGGGATTTACTTTTCAGGTTATTACTAGATATTAAAAGTATTAGTATAATTGATTGGTTAACTAAAGTATCACCATTATGGTTCGTAATAATAATATTTATATTTATTATGCTAATAGGATCACTTGTTATTGGTTATCCTTTATCACTAATTATTATAAAAAGAAAATTGCTGTCAAATGATCAAATGTCAAAGATGAGCATTAACAAACCTAAATCGAAAATTATGTCAGAGCAAATTAAGAAAACCACATATTCATTTGGTCGAACCATATCTATATTTTTAACTTTGATTTTCGTTTTTGCTTTGATTTTGATCAGCAACGTACAAGTATATGAGTTGATTCCAAGTATTGATTTTCAAGGTGACTTAGTCTTAATTGATTCTACACACTTTTGGGTTTATCTTCTCGAAGGCAGATTTTATCAAGCTATGACACCTATTTATATTGCATTTATGGGAAGTTTTACGGTTGGAATATATTTACTGTGCACTAAAAACTTCTCACTCAAATTTTGGTTTTCATTATACGGTTTTGTAATATTAAGTTTAGTATTATCTCAAATATTGTTATTATTTTTATCCGAAAACAGGACTAGCCTTCTTATACCACTTATTGTTACAATTATTGGGTTTATGTACTCATTAATGCATACCAAGTTCTTAGGAGTTATTGAAAGAATAGTCTATGAGCGATAACAAGAATGTGATTTTTGGTGATACATTAAGAGGTTATACAGAGAAGATAATTCTTTCTATACTTTCTAATGAAGATTTATACGGGTATAAAATAAACAAGATAATTGAAACCAGAACTAATCATAGTCTTGTATTTAATGAAGCGACACTATATACAACATTTCAACGATTAGAGAAATTTGGATATATCACATCATATTGGGTGAAAAATGATAATCTGCCAAAAAAAAAGTACTACTCTATTACAAAGGAAGGGGTGAGTTTTTTAGCAAACTGTAAGTTTGAATGGAAAAGAACCAAAGAATTAATCGACTTATTTTTATAAAGTATAATTTGGTTTTGACTGGCTTCCCACTGTAGTTGTGATATTTCGTGATATAAATTTGAAGTTTATGTCTAAACACAAAGGAGAAGGAGTAAATAATGAATAAGAAAATTATTTTAGTTTTATTGGCATTATTGCTTTTCATTTTTAATGCCTCAGTGATTAATGCAAGTGATTCAAAAGATTCATACAATGAAAATGAGTTATCTGAAATTAAGAATTATGAGAATACCGACATAGCGTTAACGATCAATAATCATATAGCAACTTGGCAGGGTAGCGATAATGATTATTTGATTAATAGCTATGCTGGCATATACTTAAATGAATCAAACGATATTGTTTTAGGACTTAAAATATCAAGTAAGCTATCGTTTGATGAATTAGTAAAAGCTTATCAGGAGCATTTGGACAGTGCTGGAGTAAATGCAAATAGTTATATTGTTGAAGAAAAGGCTTTTTCTCTGATCGAATTGAAGTTAATGAGGGACTATTTACTAAAAGTTACTGAGTTGAAAATTTCTGCTATATCGATAGATCAATCAGAAAACAAACTTAAAGTAACCGTAAATGATTCTCAATTAGCATTCGAAGTCATTGCATTTCTCGATTTGACTTATAAGGATTACGCTTCAAATATGATTGAAATTTCAATTAAAGAAGAAAGAAAATTATTATCTTATGTTTATTCAGCAGACAAGATTAAGTACAGAAAGAAAATTCTCTTTATATGGTTTGATCAATGGTATGGGACTGTTGGGTTTAATGCAACTAGAAACGGTTTAAATGGTATCGTCACGAACTCGCATGTTGCACCTTATGATTACTCAATGTTCACTAACAGTAATGTTTTTATTGGGAAAGCAAACATTTCAATTTTCGGTGGAACAGTTGATGCAGCATTTGTACCATTCAGTGATCAAAACGCATGGGGAGTATCAAACGAAATTCATCAAGTTGGACAATCAAGTGGTACTTATTACATTAAATGGTTGGACTACGTTGTTGAAGGTTCAAATGTCAAATCTCATGGGGTGACAACTAATTATCAATATGGTCAAGTACTAAGTGTTGATACAGCTGAAACTATTTCTGGTGAATACTTCTATGATTTAATCGAAACTTCAATAGTACTCGAAGGTGGAGACAGTGGTGGACCTCTTGTTAGATACTATCCACGAAGTGTTAATTATGGCTTAGTAGGTATTAATTTCGCAGGTGATGGGACAACTAGTTTAACAATTAAAATAGATAATATTGTGAGTCAACTTGGGGTTTCAGTAGTTTTTAACTAATATTTTTTGATAAGTAGCATTCACTTATTTGATAGGTGAATGCTACTTATTTATCCCCCCCACTAATATGAATCTGATATAATATTGGTACCGTACAGGGTGGCAATTAAAAAACGGAAGCCAAAAATATTGAAATTCTAATAATTGGGAGGAAAGTTTGATGAGAGGCTATCTTAAACTTTTAACATTTGATTGTAGTTTTTATTTTGATAAGTCTAATAGTTCATTAAGTGTGATCTTGCCACAAAAATCACTCAGTGGCATGACACTATTTAGATTACACCAATCTGGTGAACTAGATAAAATTCCATATTTAGATGCGACTACTACAGATGGTGAAAGTTTGCGTTTTTATTTCGATTACTTATCAACTTCAAATAATAATATTGATTATAGAGTTACTCACTATGTAATTTTCGACAGTTTAAATAAAGCGAACTTTGGAAAGCACGTGAGTGAATTCAAGCAAATAATCACTTTTACTGGTGATGTAATAAATGCGCTTTTTTCTCCAAAGAGAGCGCTCAAGTTTGATGAAATTAAACAGGAAACAAATTCAGAAGGTTATCTCATTAATTTCGAACATCAAATAACAGATTTGGATTATGAATTGTTTGAGAAAAAAGGAAGGTTTCATTTTCAAGGGTATGACTGCGAATATACTTTCACTGTACATAGAGGTTTTAGCACAGATGATAGCAATTACCTCGAATCTTATAAAAGCGCTCTACAATTTGAGTTTCACAATGATGTTGTTTTTTCCATTGATGATTTGAATTCGTTCTATTTCTCTATCTATAGACTACTTAAATTTATTTTTAGAATCTCGGACTTTAGATTTAGAACTGCAAATTTTAGATTGAAATTCAATAAAACTGGATTCTTAAATTTTGGAAGTATGGAATATAGGTCGTTAGCTTCACCAGCTCGTCTTAATAAACGACTTGAATTTGATAAAATACATCCTTGTTTTTCAAATTTGATTGATCTTTTCTTAGAAGCTAAAATTTATCTCAATCATATAAGCAATCTTGTAAATGGTTATGAGAATTGTGATTTGCCATTTCTATTTTCTTTCTTTGACAGTGAATTCAAGAGCACTTATCCTGATGTAAATAAGTCAATTGATGATGATTTCACTACTGCAAGCAATAAAATAAAGAAAATACTGGATGAAGCTAAGGATACTTTTATCAATAATGAGTTTCAAATAGTTGGTGAAATTAACCAGTTTTTATCGAATAGTGAGTTATCATTTAGAAAGAAAATTTTGCATACGGTTAATAATAGCAACTATTTAAATGAGAAGTTTAAGAATATTAACCTTAAAAATTTTACTGATAAAATTGTTGAATTTCGAAACTCTATGATACATGGTCGAAGCTACAATAATAAAGAAAATATCGATTTTCAAGAAATAGTTCTCTTTGAAAAAATATGTTATCAAATGGTACTTAAAAGAGCAAATTTAACCGAAGAAGAAATCGATAAATTTGTTGAGGCAATTCTGTTTTCATTTCAAAATAATCTTTTAAAATAGTCACAACAGTGCAATTGTTCTTACCATAGTGGGATTGAAAACTTTTAATTATTTCAAGGAACCAGTTGATGACATTTTACTTGATAATTTTTTTACAAGAAGTCTTCTATATTTAACATTATTTTAATAGCGGCTCAGGTTGTTTTATTACTTGCAATTTTTCTTCTTTAGAGTGATATATATTACTAACATAAAGAGGTAATCAGTATGTACAAAATTGGAGACAAAATTAGAATCATTAGCATGAAGGGTGAAGAGCATTACAGCGGTCGTGTAGGAATCATCGAATACATAGATGGGCTTGATCAGCTACATGGAACTTGGGGTGGGTTAGCAATCATTCCAGAAGAAGATTTGATTGAAGTCATAAACTCTGAGGTAGTTGAAAGAGTCAACTGAGTGAGGTACTGAAATGTCTAAAATAAAAGATGTGAATATTGAGATTGAGCGACTTCGGTCGCTTTTTTCATCGGTAGATGAGATCAAAACTCAACTAGTCGATAACCTTATTGAGCAGGCTGCTTTTATGAAGGTTGAACTTGGTGTCCTTCAAGAACAAATAAGAAAGTATGGAGCTGTTCAAGTATCCAACAAAGGTGCTCAAAGACAGACAGAAGCAGCAAAATACTACACTAAGCTTATCAACTCGTATGGAACAGTCATTAAAACACTCAATTCAATCATGGGAAAGAATGTAATTGATGGCGATGATGCTTTTGATGAGTTTCTCAAGAAAGCGAATATGGCATGAACTATTTAATTGAGTACTACCAAAAAGTGATGTCTAATGAAATACTAGCTGGAGAGGAATTAAAGAACACCCTACGAAAACTGATGGATGATATGGTTAATCCTCGATATGACTTTGATGAAAAGCCAGGAAACATGAGAATTGATTTTATCGAAACATTCTGCAAGCATACGAAGTCCCCCTTCAATGGACAACCCTTCATTTTGGAACTTTGGGAAAAAGCAATCATTCAAACTGCCTACGGGTTTAAGATTGCTGAGACTGGATTAAGACGATTCAATGAAGTCATATTACTTATCGCACGTAAAAATGGAAAGACAACCTTCATCGCAGGGATTGACCTTGCTGAATTCTTTCTTTCCAAAGGTGGGGTTGATATCGTATGTGCTTCAAACACGAGTGAGCAAGCGAACATTCTCTTTGAAGAGATCAATAACATGCGAGAGCAATCTCCCTCACTGTCCAATGAGAAACGTAGTAAAAAAAATATATTCTTCATCTATTCTCCGAAAACCAAGAATAAAATCAAGAAATTATCAGCTCAAAGTAGGAATAAAGATGGTTACAATATTGAGGTTGGTTGTATCGATGAAGTACATGAAATGACAGATTCAAAAGTCTATGATGCCATCAAGCAGAGTCAATCAACTAAGAAGGAACCACTAATCTTCATCATCACAACCGAAGGAACTACGGTAGGTGGATTCCTCGATAACAAATTAGACTATGCAAGAAAGATGCTGAAAGGTGAAATCACTGACGAACGTGTACTTCCCTGGTTATATACCCAAGATAACACGCAAGAAATATATGATGACCCTAAGAATTGGGTGAAATCTAATCCCAGTTTAGGTGTGGTAAAACTCTCCTCGTATCTCGAAGATGTGATGAACAAATCAAAAAATGACCACTCAACAAGAGTGACTATGTTATGTAAGGATTTCAATATCAAGCAAGTCGATCAAGGTGCATGGTTGTCTTTTGATGACTTGAATAACGAAGCGAAGTATGAAGTAAATACACTCAAGAACTCCTATGCTATCGGTGGAGTTGATTTATCTTCAACTACCGATTTAACTGCAGCTGTTCTAGTCATTCAGAAAAAGGATGACAACAAGAAATATGTTTTAGCACATTTCTTTATGCCAAGTGATGTTGTTAAGAAACGCATGGAAGAAGATAACGTCCCATATGATATTTGGATTAAACGAGGGTTAATTACTCTCACCGATGGAAGTCAGAACGATTTCTCATTGGTGACTCAGTGGTTCATGAAGATGATTCAAGAACATCAAATTAGACCTCTTTGGGTAGGATTCGATCCCTGGAATTCTCAATATTGGATTAAGGAAATGGAAGAGCTAGGATTTAATATGGAGAAGGTTCGTCAAGGTGTTTACTCTTTATCTGAACCAATGAAACAACTAGAAGCAGACCTAAAGAATAAGCTGATCAACTATGACAATAATCCGATCTTGAAATGGTGTTTATCTAACACCCAAGCCAAAGTTGACCTAAACGGCAATATTCAACCTTCGAAACTTAACTCTAAATACAAGCGAATCGATGGAACTGTAGCACTCATCATTGCGTATGCAGTTTTGAATAGGTATAAGATAGATTACGAAAACATGATGTCATAAAGGAGTGATTAAGTTGGGCATTTTTACCAGAAAGAAAAAGGAAGGTTCACCAAACACCTTCCAGTTATTAAATCAAAACAATACCTTCTTCACTCCTTTCGGAAACAACATATCCAAAAGTGATGTGGTCAAGATATGTATTGATAGGGTTGCGAGCCAGTGTGCAAAACTCAAACCAAGATACATTAAAACTGAAGCTGACAAGACAGTAACCGAGAAACAAGGCCGACTGTCTTTTTTATTGAAACACAAGCCTAACTCACTCATGACACCCTATGACTTTATCTATAAGGTGATTACATTATTACTACTGAATGATAATGCATTCGTGTATCCGATGTTTGACCCACTGGATGGCGGACTCAAAGCACTCTATCCACTAAGACCGATATTGGTTGAAGCAGTGGTTGATAATGCAGACGGTTACTATCTAAAGTTTTACTTTGAGGATGGCCAACAATTCACACTACCTTATGAGAATGTCATCCACTTGAAAAAATACTTTGCTTCCAATGATATCTTTGGTGGAAATGGATCGTCAGGCGATCATGAAGCGATTCTTAAAACAATCTCAATCAATGAGAATGTGCTTCAAGGTATCGATAACGCAGTCAGGTCATCCATGCAAATTAAAGGAATCATCAAGATGAATGGTATGCTTTCAGAAGCTGACAAGAAGAAACAAAGAGAGCTCTTTGATATAGCCCTTAACGATTCAATTAGTACTAAAGGAAGTTCCATCATTCCCATTGATTTAAAGTCGGAATATGTACCTTTAACAGTAGATCCTAAGTTGATAGACAAAGAAACACTCGAATTCTTACAATCCAAAATACTCGATTATTTTGGTGTATCAGCACCAATCTTCGCAAACAAATATAGTGAAGAAGATTTCAACTCGTTTTATGAGTCAACCATTGAGCCTCTAGCCATTCAGCTATCAGAGGCTTTTTCTTTGGGATTGCTCACAGAAAATGAGTTAACTCGTGGTGAAGAGATTATTTTCTATAGTGAACGATTGCAGTATGCAAGCTGGAATACAAAAGTGAGTGCCATCGAAAAACTGATGAGCCTAGGGATCATGACCTTAAATGAATCCAGAGCATTGCTTGGACTAGAACCTATTGAGGGTGGAAACAAGCGACTGCAATCGCTCAACTTTGTGGATGCGGATAAGGCAAATAAATACCAGATTGGTGAGGAGACCAAAGATGAAAGTCACAGTTAATGGAACGATATCAAAAGAAGCACTCAAAGTGATTCTAGAAACGCAGAAAGCAAAATCACAAATCATTGATGAGTTTTGCAAAGAGAACAAGATTACAAGTTTTCACTACAAGGATTCAGAACTTGAATATATTGTAGAAGGAAAACCTAACAAACCAAAAATAGAGGTGAGAACCAATGATTAAAGAAACAAGACTTGCGGATGTTAAGTTTGAAGAAGCTGAAGGTAAGATGACCTTAGAAGGTTATGCGATTGTGTTCAACCAGGAAACACTCATCGGAAATGAAGAGTACGGTTTCGTTGAATCTATCGATCATCGAGCACTTGAAAATACCCAAATGAAAGACGTCCCTATGAAATACAACCATATGGATTCCTTCCTTATCATCGCTCGAACTAAGAACAAATCACTGACATTATCGGTCGATAACATTGGGCTTAAAGTACAAGCTGAATTAGTCGACACCCAATCGAACCAAGACATCTACAAGATGGTCCGCAGTGGCCTACTTGATAAGATGAGTTTTGCTTTCACTGTTGAAGAACAGTTCTGGAATAAGGAAGGCAAAATCCCTAAGCGTACCATCACTAAAATCGGAAGGCTCTATGATGTCTCAGTGGTAGATACTCCAGCCTACGATTCAACTAGTATATATGCTCGTTCTTTAGAGTCTATGGATGTAGAACTAAAGGCTATGGAGTTAGAAGAGCAGAAACAGCATGTTGAAGTGATGAAAATGAAGATTCGTATCAAAACAAACTACTAAATCAAAAGGAGAAAAATCATGAATTTAGAAAAAAGACGTAAAGAAATTGAAGCACGTTTAACTGAGATTCGCTCACTTGTTGAAGCTGAATCAGATGTAACAAAATTGGAAGCATTCGATACTGAATGTAATACCCTACAAGAGGAGCGTTCTGTCATCGATAAAAAGATGATGATTGCATCCAAAGTAGAGATTAAACCTATTGTCATTGATACACGCACTGACAATAAGGAAACCTTAGAACTTCGCGGTAAACAACTCCGTGAAAATCGAGTTATCCAAGTGTCCAGTTCGGAAGTTTTGGTTCCTGAAACGGTATCAAATGGCTTAGCACCAGTTCCGTATGCCCAAGTATCTACTTTGGTGGACAAGGTCAATATCATCAACCTTAATGGTGGTGAAACCTACAAGAAATCATTTGTGAAATCAAATGGCATTGCTGGAACTACAGCTGAAGGTGCAGCATACACTGAAACTGAACCAGCATTTGGGTATGTCACCATTACGAAAGTTAAGATTACTGCCTACACCGAAATCACAGAAGAACTTGAAAAGCTTCCAAGCATTCCATATCAAGCTGAGGTACTCAGAAACATCAATGTATCCTTGAAAAAGAAAATCTCTGAACAAATCCTTCGTGGTGCTGGAACATCGAACACTTTCACGGGGATTTTCAGCGATCAAGCAGTTGCATTATCGGATACGACTCCGCTTGAAATTCCCGCAATCACTGACACAACTTTAGATGACATCATCTTTGCTTATGGTGGCGATGAAGAAGTCGAAGGTGGTGCAGTTCTTATCCTGAATAAGAATGACTTGCGTGCATTTGCTGGTCTTCGCACTTCCGAAGGTCGTAAGGTTCATACCGTTGATTACATCAATCAAACCATCGATGGTATTCCTTATGTGATCAACTCACATTGCAAAGCGATCGCTGATAGTGCAACCACTGCAGGTGAGTATGCTATGGCTTATGGTTCACTCAAGAACTATGAAGTACCTATCTTCTCACCGGTTGAAATCGGCAAATCGACAGATTACAAATTTAAAGACGGCATTATCTGCTACAAAGCATCCGTATTCACTGGTGGTAATGTGGTAGGTTATAAAGGTTTCCTTCGTATCAAGAAGAAAGCCGCTGCCTAATCGGAGGGACTAAATCATGGCCATACTCGATACAGTGAAGAAAGCACTCTTGATTCCTCTAACAGAAACATATGCTGATGAGGAGTTGTTGTCTCATATTGAGGCTTGTAAAGAACTCATTCGTTCTGTCGGTGTGGCTGATGATGTTGTAAATGGTGAGGGAGTCCCGATCGTGGATTCCCTCATCCTTATTTACTGTAAGACGTTCTTTGGTTTTAAGAACGATGGATCGGTGAAAGAACTTCCGAAGAGTTTTGAAATGCTCATCAAGCAGCTATCATTCACGAAAGGAAGTACTTCCTAATGTTTCCAAGCTCTCCTAACATCAAATTAACGCTTCTAAAACTAGCCAACACACCAGATTCTATCGGCAATCGAACACTATTACTTACAAGCTCTAAAGAGGTTATTGGGATTAATCTTTCAGTGACTTCAAAAGAATATTATGAAAGCAAGAAAACAGACATCAGAATTGATGTTGCAGTCAAGATTCAAAGCTTCTTATATGATGGCAGTAGACATGCATTGATTGACTCAAAGGTTTATAAAGTCGAAAGAACCTACATCAGCGGTCAGTTTATTGAGCTTTATTTTGTTGAAACAAAGATTAAAAAAGGTGATATTGATGGTCTCATTGGATGAATTAGCACTTGGAATTAGTGAGCTTGTCGAATCTTATGCAGAAGATGTCATCAAAGAAATGGAAAAAGTACTAGACGAAACTGCAGATAAAGTATTAGCTTACATTCAATCAAAAGCACCAAAGAGTGGTCAAGCCTATGGCTTTGCAGAATCGTTTGTTGCTGTCCCTGAAGGTGAAGGTATCAATAAGCGTATCGCCATCTATTCAAGCACTAAAGGAAGGTTAACTCATTTACTTGAGTTTGGATTTACACATCGTGGTGGTAAATTTGTAGGACCACGTCCATTCATGCGGCCTGCTTACGATGCATTTGCACCTGATATGGTTGAGAAAATCAAATCGATTATTGAAAGAGGTGGGTCCGAATGAGTTTTATAGAACAACTATTCCAAATACTTGATGATGTTTTACCAAATCGAGTGTCTTATGGAACGAATATAGTCGATGTAAACGAAACTCATGTATACCCCTTTATTGTTTATCAAGAAATCACTGATAGAGTTCAAACCTATGCAGATAACAAATCAGCAGTTCGTATCATCACCTATCAAATCACACTTGTCACAGAATCAAAGAACCCAATCTTCGAAGAGCAACTAGAATCAGCTCTATATCAATCGGGGTTCAATTATCAAATGATTACTGAATACGTCAATGACGATAACTCGGTAACCAGAGTTTATGAAATCAAACAGGAGGAAATAAAATATGAGTAATAAAGTTACATTCGGACTTACCAATGTTCACTATGCACTCGCTACGATTGGAACGGATGGTTCCTGGACTTTTGGAACACCAAAGCGTCTGGTTGGTGCTCAAGAAATCACTACTGAAATCATCGGTGGTAGTTCGCAGGTCTATGCAGACGATAAGGTTATCGCAACCCTAGTCTCCAATTCAGGCTCAACCGTCACCCTCAAATTCACTGAGATTGATGATGAATTTAAAAAGGATATCTTTGGATTCAAGACGGACACTAATGGCAACTTTGTCGAAGTGGTCAACAATGAAACCAAGACCTTCGCATTGGGCTATGAAATTCAAGGCGATGCAAAAGCACGTCGCATTTGGTACTACCTATGTACAGCTACACCTTCAGGGGATGCAAGCAAATCCAAAGCGGACTCCATTGAAGCCAATTCAATCTCACTGAACATCACTGCTCGTCCGATCGAATCAGGTAATAATCTGATCCTTCGTGTTATCGCAAGTGTTGGAGATACGAACTACACGAACTTCTTATCAACATCGCCAGTATTACCTACATTCATCTAAGGAGGATTGAAGTATGGAAAAAGTAATTAAACTTGGTGACAAAGAGTATAAACTCCATTCGTCACTTTTTACAATCATCGATTATCGCAATGTATTCGGTTCAGAACTTTTCAGTGATATCAAAAAACTAGAAAAGGGTAAGAACATCAAGGAAGAAGATTTCTCACTCGTGATTGATACGATCTTCAGGATCATCTACGTGCTTCATCGTCCATTCAGTAAAACATCCTACAATGACTTCTTGATGGCTCTTGATTTTGGCATCTTAAGTGATACAGAAGAACTGGGTATCTTATCTCAAACCATCGGGGAAATGTTAGGGACTCTCCAAAAAAGCACCAAACCATCCCCACAGTCTAAATGATGAGCCCGAGTTTGGTGCAACCTCAAACATTATCTTTAACTTGGCTCATCTAGGAATATCGATTGAAGATTCGAAATATTTTGATTTAACGACTTATTTTGAGCTAGTTCAACTTGAAATGAAAGTTATTGGTAATGAAAAAGGTAACCGAATGGCTACCCAAAGTGACATTGATGCTTTCTTAATCTAACTATTATGTTTCTTTCTCAAATGTAATTATAACCATTGTAAGGTCGGTAATATTCACCTTGTGAACACGCCATCCATTCTTTGCTTGTTTGTTCATTTCTTCCTGAATTTTCTCTGCACCTGTTTCCTTTGATTTGAAAGCAGGAATACGTAATGCTACAACCTTATACTCTAATATTTCAATCGCCTCCATTAACTATATGATATCACAAAAGTAAAAAAACGAAAAAAAGATTAAGTGTGGTTTTTAACTATTGAATGATACAATATATTTATACAATACGTGGGGTGATTATTATGAAGTTTGTTTCGTTTTATTTTAGATATAAATATAGGGTTATGATTGTCATATTCTTGCTTTCTTCTATTTTTGTTGCTTTAATGTGGAGGAATTATTCAGACAGTATATTACTCAATCTCTTAATCCCAATAGAGTCGGCAATTTTTACAATAGTAATTCCTTTATTAATAGAAACGCAAAGTTCATATTATGAGAAGTATCGAATGATGTTTTTTATTTGTACAGATTTGTCATACCTAAAGAAGAACACAAAGGCTAAGGATGATATTAGTAAAAACATCCTATTTCGTTCAATGCACGAGTACTCGGTTTCACATCTTGAGATGATGAAAAAGTTATTCCGTGACGACTGGGAAAACTATTTCATTTGGAATTTTGAAATGAAGATGATGGAACATGAAAGAGAACTTAATAAACTTGTTGAAAAGCACATGTCAATTGAAATGAAGCAAGTTTTTGTAGAAAAACGCAAAGTAGACTTAAGATATAAATTAGTCCTTGATGTGTTTTCATACAGTAGAAATCCATATGAATCAATCTTTAATTTCTTAAGTCAAAACGAAATTAAAACAGGAGATAATTCTTTCAGTTTAACAGACGAATATCACTATTTTAAAGAAGGCGTTGAACTTGTCTCTAGAACAAAAGAACTTGAAAAATTCACAAATAATAAAGAACTGAGAAAATTGGTTGAATCACATTATAAACTCGTCAAAAGGTATGCAAAAAAGACACTTGCATCATTATTATGGTTTCACAAATTATATGATCCTCAACTATATAACTCATCAGTCATGAACGGAATTGTTGATGAGATCGCAGACAGAGTAACATTAGCGGTAACTGAAATTCAAGATGACTTGAATCATCAAAAAGATGACATTGAAGAATTACTGGATAATGTAAAAAATGAGATACTAGACAAAATTCCAGATGACAATCAATGAAGATAGAGTTTGGTGACTGTATACATTAATTTATGCACATCGAGAGATCGAAGTGCTTTTTATTTGCAGTAAATGGAGGTGAGTAAAGATGGCAGAAACAGTCAAAGGGTTAAACATTAAATTAAGTCTTGATGGTAGAGATTTAGAGAATGAACTTAAAGAAATTCAATCAGATCTCAAAGAACAACAAAAAGATCTCAAAGCCATCAATGCCAAACTTAAGTATGATAGCTCAAATGTTGAACTCTGGAAGCAAAAACAATCTAAGCTTAATGATATTCTTCAAACGACAAAAAAGAAACTCGAAACGCAGAATCAAGAACTTGATAAAGCAAAACAAGCAGTTAAACTTGGTGAAATGAGTGAAACTGAGTTCAACAAACTTGCTCGTAATGTTTCCTACACAGAAGCAGAGGTATCTAAGCTCAATAAAGAACTCCAAAATACCAGGGGTAAAATCTCCGACTTATCCAATGCAAACTTTGAGAAGATTGGAAAGTTAGGTTCAACATTTACTAAGTCAGTAACTGTACCAGTTCTAAGTGCGATTTCTGCACTTGGTGTACTTGCTGTAAAGACTGCAAACACAGCCGATGAAATTGCCGATACAGCCGCTAAACTTGGTCTTAGCGCCGAGAGTTTACAAGAGTGGAACTACGTTGCGAAGATCTCTGGAAGTTCGACAGAAAGCCTAAATAAGGCCTTTATTAAGGTCAATGGAATTCTTGGCGATATCGCAACTGGTAACGGTGATAAGGTATCGGAGAGTCTTGCACAAATAGGGCTAACTGTTGAGGATCTTAAAGGACTCAATGCTGATCAAGCGTTCAATTTAATTCGCAATGCACTCTCTGGCGTTGAAGATGAAGCACTACGCGTGGGTATAGCTAATGAGTTTTTTGGAGATAAGATAGGTACGGAAATACTACCGATGCTATCTCAAGAAGAATCTGCAGTTAACTCACTCAGACAAGAAGTCAGAGAACTTGGCATTATAACCAATGAACAAGCTTCAATATCTGGGGAGTTCAACGATACCGTCGATCAAACCAAACAAGCACTCGGTAGTCTTGCCATGGATATTTCTGTTCAAGTGTTACCGATTATGCAAGCTATGCTTCAAAAAGTTAGAGATGAAATCATTCCAACGATTAAAAGTTGGACTGAGAAATGGAGTAATCTTGATACAGGAACAAAACAAATCATCCTCACACTTGGTGCGGTGATAACCGCGATAGGTCCAGTACTTTCCATCATCGGAAAAGTAGGACCAATTTTAAATATAGTCTCGACCGCATTAAAGGCAGTTGGAACTTCAGGTTTATTTGCTGGTGCTGGACTTAACTTTGCTACGCTTGGTATTGGTGCACTCATAGCGATTATTGCTATGGCATTATTTCAAAGCGAAGAGTTTCGAGCATTACTAGCTAGACTTGGTGAAACCTTAATGCTGTTGTTGCCACCGATCATGACGATCGTGGATAGTCTAATGACTGCACTAACACCGATTCTTGATGTCTTGATCGATTTAATCATCATGCTTGTTGAAATGTTAGTTCCCATTATTGAAGTATTATTGGTGCCACTAATGACTCAAATCAAGTTCATTGCAGAATTGTTAGAGATGTTTGCACCACTGATTGAAATTATTGGGAAAGTGCTCCAAGCCATTTTAGTTCCGGCTATCAAAGTACTTCAAAAAGTACTAGAACCTGTCATGGCAGTGGTTCAAAAGATTGTCGAATTTTTAACTCAAATATTCGAGTGGATTGGCGACTTAGGTTCAAAGATGGGTGATATCGCAGGTAACTTTGGCGATATGGTTGGAAGCATTACGGGAAACATTGGTGAGTTCGCATCAAACATGGCAAAAGGTGTGGGTGATTTTGTCGGGAATGCTGCAGATAAAGTTGGTGGATTCTTCGGAAAGATAGGCAGTTGGTTTGGCGACAAGTTTAACTTAAAGCAAACTCAAAGTGTAAGTTCAACTAGTAACGTAAATCGCTCAAACACGAATACGAACAACATCACTATCAATACCACATCACCAACATTCGATATCGATTCCATCAACAGAGCTCTTGGAGGTAGTGTAATATGATTCGAAAAATCTATCTTGAAAATCCATCTGGAAATAAGTTTTATTTTGATTACCGCAGCGGTTGCTTAATCCATGCGATAAGTGGACTTGGTTTTTCACAAGAAATGACTTACCTTAAGTATGAAACATTTTATGATCGTGTTGATCAGACTCAAGGACCAACGGAGATTCAAGCAACCCTAACATTTCTCAAAGGATACCCAGGATACACCGAATTGATGAACTATCTCAAACTTGGAGAAAAAGAGCTCAAACTGTACTATGAAGCGGATGATTCTGCTTTTTGTTTTGTAGATATCAAATCGATATCTAAACAGGAGCTTGTCGCTGGAACATTACAAAGCCAGATTATCTTTCAGAAGTTATCTTTATGGTTAAAGAATCAACTCTATACAGTTAATGTTAATGAAGATACTGTTGGAAAACGATATGCATACAGTTATCCTTATCAGTATTCAGCTTTCTTTGAAGGCAAAATTCAAATCATCAACAGGGGTGTCCAAAAGGCACCTCTTTTAATTGAAATCATGGGTGCGGTAAGTGACCCAGAGATTATTATCAGAAAAAACAGTACTGTGATTACGATGCTTAGACTTTATCACACGCAATTAAACGGGGAAATACACATCTCGGCTATCCCGAATAAGCAATACATTCGTCAAATTGATAACGGTGAGATCCTATCCATCTATGGCTCACAGGATTTTACTTGCGACAATTTTCTCTTTGTTGAACCAGGAGAGTACGAAGTGGAATTCAAACCAGGAGTCGCAAGTCCTACCACGTGTCGCATCACATTACTTGAAGGGTATCTGGGGGTATAGTTATGCAACTTGTATTCCTCGATAGACTAAACCTTGCCTATAAAGACTATGGGTATGTTGATAAGGATTTTGAAATCATACTTGATCTAGTCATCATTCAAAAATCAACCTTCATAGTAAATAAAACAAAGCTCAATGCATCTATTGGAGATATTGTCATCCTAAAGGACGCACCGATTCACTACATCGGTATTGTTGAACGATTAGAAGTAGCAGACAAACACCGAACATCAATTCATGTGCTTGATTTTAAAGAAATGTTTTCAATAGACATTCCAGTTCAAAGTTTTATAGGTGACTTGGGGTTATACCTTGAAAATATTTTATTAAGTCATTTTAAGGAAAGCGAAGATGCATTACAGAATTTGAGTTACCTTTCCATACAACGAGATGCAAGTGCTCAAGGTGAACTCTCCTTCGAAGCAGATAAGATTATGTCATTGGCATCACTCATGGAGCTTATCACTAAATCGTATGGGCTAAGATTAACCTCTGAAGCAGTGTACTTAAGAGGAAGAGTGACTGGCATCATCTTTCGAATCAGTGAAGTGCAGCGTGGAATCAAACTTAAGAATAATTATCAAGCTATTCAGGACTTAGTTGTCAATGATAGCTCCAGTCAAATGGTGAATAAACTCACCTATTATCCAAAGAGTGAAAATGTCTTATTTAAATCAACCATCGAGTATTTTTTATTAAGAAATGGTGAGTTAACTCAGGATATCAACCATCTGAATCGGTATCAGAGTGTCAAACCAAAAGCATCCTTTTATACGGATAGTGATTATCCATCTCTACTAACTAAAGCCAGATCAGAGATGATCACATCGAAACTAGACCATAATATCACATTTACGATTAGAACCGATAATGATGTCATACAACCGATGAAAAACATCGAACTAGGTGACTTCATCGAGTTCATGAACAATGATCAAATCTATGATTCGGTGGTCACCAGTATCAAATTTAACAATGGATTTCATCAAGCAACCATGACGCTTGGTGAATATCGAATCAAACTGACCGAGAAGATTCAGCTATTGAATAAGAGTGTGAACTCAGCTGCAGGCCATGTCTCAATACAAACAACAGGGATCACGGATCTCGATGGAGGTGAATTCTAAATGGGAATTCAAAAAGTAACCTTTGATGGTGCAAACGTCACATCAAAAATTGATGCGGATTTGTATCATTTTTTATTTTCAAGTGATATAGGTATTTTGAAATACGTGAAATCACAGTGCAGTTTTACGTTAGCCAATAACACGATTACATTTTTAGATGGCTATGTCGCAGTATATGGACGAATCATCTATATTGAAAATCAAACTACTGTATCTGTAACACCGGATTCAAGTAAGTATGGGTATGTTGTACTTGGTGTAGATACTCAAGCAAATACAGTAAGTATTTACATTAAAGAGGCGGTTGGTACTTATCCTGTGCTTTCACAAACCAACCTTCAAAATACTGAAGGGTTATATGAGTACGCATTAGCTGCTTATTCAAAAACAACCACTTCAGTTAACCTTATAAACGAGTTTGAAAGGCAGATGATCACTTCGGATCGGATAAGAGTGGAGGAACTTGAATCAAAGTTGAAAGATTACTATTATCCACAACAACTTGGATTAACCAAGATAAGTAACGGTGTTTTCCGATTTGGTGATGTTAACTCAGCAATTTTAATGGAAAGCATTCTCTATGTTGTGATTGAAAACACAACCATTGTAAGTTTACCAACCAATCAGCTGTTTATCGTTGTGGGTTCAAACTCATCACTCATCTATCGGTATGGAGGAGCGGATTATTCACTCAGCATATCTTATGCAAATGGACTTGTCACTTTGTCTTTGGGAAATACATCTCATCGAGTGACACAAGCGTATCTCAAAAAATAAGGAGGAAATACTATGGCAACAATTCAAATTAAACGAAGAACCACAGCAGGTACTGGTCCGCTCGTTGGAACAACAGGAACGGTTAAAGCTGGTGAACCACTAGTCGATTTTAGTGGTGAGCATTTATACATTGCAAAGGCTGATAAAACAGCAAGTGTGAGTGTACCTTTAGCAGAAGCGGATTATTTAAAAATACCTGGAGTAGCTAAAGTTGATACCCAAATTGACACTAAGATCACTGCTTTAGGTTTAGGAACAGCCGCAACCAAAAACACAGGCACAGGCAATGGAAACATTCCAATTCTTGATGCTGATGGAAAACTCTCTGACTCAGTGATTCCAAAAGTCGCGATTACGAACACTTGGGTCGTAGCAAGCCAAGCTGCAATGTTAGCTTTATCCAATGCTCAAGAAGGGGATGTGGCAGTTAGAACTGACATCAACAAATCCTTTATTCTTAAAACCACTGGCTATGCAACATTAGCAAACTGGCAAGAACTCTTAACACCTACGGACTCAGTAACCAGTGTCAACGGATCTACCGGAGCTGTTACAGTCACACTCGCTGGACTTGGTGGTGTGTCAACCACTACCTATAATGCCCACGTTGCAGCTGACGTTCACTTGACAACAACTCAAAAGAATATCCTTGCTAATGTGCTCAACACCCGAATTTTTGATGGCACTGGTTCTGAATCATTAGGAACGCTTGCAGGGTTTGATGCAGCAGTTATTCCTGATGCGATTAAAGTGTATCAAGTAGTAGATTCGAACTACACACCGAGTGTTGTGAAATACCAAATCGGTATTGATACCACGAAAGTTTTACAACCTTCATCCATCATTGATGGCGGAACATACTAATGGCAATTCTTCGGGTGAAACGTGGCACCACAAAGCCCTCGACAGCGAACCTTTCCTATGTAGGGGAATTAGCCTTCGACTACTCAAACAATGCGCTCTATGCCCGAAATTCAACGTCTGTGGTGAAGGTGGGTGGTGAGCTTGAACTAGTCTATGCTTATGAAGGCATTGCGTATACGTGCAGTGCTTCATTGGTGTTTGATCCGGCATTTATCTATAAGGTTCATGTGGTGGCAACGACTCAAGGTACATCGGTTGATTCATCATCGACACTTATTTATTACCGTACTTCGGGACTATCCAATCTCATCGGTTCTTATGTAGCTACCTATTCAAACGATGTTGTTAGTTCTATCACAAAGACCTCTGCAAGAAACACTTCATCCTTTACGATTCCGGATGTTCATTCCTCTGGTGTTACACTCACAAGCGGTATTTCAAAGGTGATTGATTTCGAGTTGTCACCTACATTTGCACTCTCACTAAATGACACACAACAATGGCTAGCATACGGAAAAGCCATTACTTCAGTAACTGGCCAAGGAAATGCAACAATAACGATGGTCGATTTTGCACATACCATTAATGGAACTATCGGTAATCTATACATCAATCCAGGACTTAATCTTGGCTCTCCTGATTTAATCTCTGTGACGATTTATCGCACGTTAAGAAAGTAGGCATATTATGGCAATCATAAAAGACATGCAATCAAAGTTTGGCATCTCACTATCCTATCACCGAATTACAGCATTCAACATCAACTACGTAGTAAAAAAAGCAGTCATCTGTGTCGCTTCCTATCTATCTAAAGAGGTACGAGCTAACCAAAGTGCACCACTTGAAGAAATCGATATTGAGATTCCTACCTCAGATTTCACTCAGTTTCAAAACACAAATCCTATCAAACAAGGTTATCTATGGCTAAAAGAAAACGTGGTCGGATTTGACGATTCCATCGACGATTTTGAAGTGGTTGAACCCATAGTCAATGCTCCAAGTGAAACAGAAGATCCAATCTAACGAAAGTATCCTTGAAATTATTCAAGGGATATTTCCAAATACCACAGTGATGTTCATCTATTACTGTGGTTCCTTAGCCTTTGGAATAAACGATGAGAACAGCGATGATGATGTAACCGTAGTACTTGATGGATTCAAAGGGAATGTACATTTAAGTTTAGGAACTCTGGATGTGTTTGCCTATGGCAGGGATATCTATCTCAAGAAGCAAAATCTAGATCCATCAGTCCCGCTCTATGATCGTGCTTATATCGATGAGGTTCTGTCTGAAAAGGACAACCTGATTTACTTGGATGAAAACTACCGAGACGAGTATGAAGCATACAAAAATATCGATTTAACCAGTAAGCTTGGATTGTTTCTGGACAGTTTTGTAGAACATTATAAAATGCGAATCGACTACCCAGAACCACAGAAGTCCCATTATCACATTTTTAGAGTTCGAGGTATTTTGGATCATGTGGATGAATCAGGAAAATATAGGCATGTTGTTCATGAGCCATGGTACACGTACATGATTGACTATAAAAAGAACTGGAACAATAGCAAAGGCTTAGAATACATACTGTTGTTGAGAGAAGCACTTACCTACATAGAAAAATACAAAGATCGGGTGATTAGCAATGAACTGGGATAACTTACTCAGTCTATTTAGAATGGAAAACTTGGTGTATTGGATTGTAACAATGGTGGTTGTGATTATGACAACGATCAAGCAGTTCAATCGTCAAGAACAGAAAAACAAAACGAATAACGATGAGATTCTTGTCAATCTTCAAACTATAGAGAAGCAAAACATCAAAATGCTTAATCTATTAGAAATGCATGCACAAGATATCAAATCGTTAAAGAAAGATGTCAATGTCTTGGAACATCGTGTATCCAGACTTGAAGATTCACAAGTCAATATCTATAAACGCTTAGGAGGCAAAGAAAATGACAACACTTGAAATCATTCTACTCATCACATCTCTATTACTTTTGGCACTGTATGTGACATCTAAACTAGGGAAAGATCAATCATTGAATGATGTGATCAAAGAGGTGAAGCAAGATCTCAAAAACACTGCAGAGAATGTGTCTGACTTAGTAAGCAAAGCTAAAGATATCGTCTTTGATGAAAGTGTACAGAAAACCATCAAAGAATTCATCATGATTGTCGAAGAAAAGAATAGGCTCGCAAAAGAAAAGGGTGAAGCCTATCTTGTCGGTGATGACAAAAAGCTCGCTGTCATATCTAGATTAAGCGAGTGGGTTAGCAATCTCACGGGTTCAACCGAGAAAGCTGTAACGTTTGTAGAGACCAATCAATCAAAGATTGAAGCAATCATTGATGACTACATTTCCTTCAGTAACAAGATGCAGGGAAGAGCGACTTTATCTGCAGCTGAGAAAATCATTCAAGAACAACTTAAAAAGTAGTATATGACCATACCTTATTCTTCAATCGGGTATGGTCATTTTTTATTTTTATTCTATTAAGTGTGATGTTATAATTAAACTATACAAATTTACTAGACTGGGGGAGTAAAATCGTGAATAAAGCATTATTTGTACTCCTGGCATTCATTATCGGCGAGATTATTACAGCAATTTTCTTATTGCCAATTCTAACAGAGTTTTATGAACCACTCAAAATATTATCTGCACCGTTACCAGCTCTTGTGTGGATTATTCTCTTTTTAATTATTCCAACTATCATTGGTGGAGCAATTGAAGGTGCCTGTCTAGCGTTGTTCAATAAATACAGTGATTAATGTGAGTTCCAAAATCTAGATAGCATATAATTTTAGTAAGTGAAAGTTGGATGGCATAATGAATAATCACGAAGTAGCAATTAATGGCGTAAAAATTATAGCTAAAATATTAAATATACCTGTACCGCACATCAGCTTCTTTGACCCCTCAGAAGTATCTAATAATGAGATTACCGGTATGTATCTGTTCGAATCTGACGAAATTATATTCAATGAAGAATGGATTGCGAAATCTCAATGGATTGAGGTTATAGTTACTGCCTTTCATGAAACAAGACATGCATATCAAGGATATTGTATAAGAACTAGGACATTAGAGTCAAAAGATACTCTAGATAAATGGGAATATGAAACGTTGAATTATATTCGTCCTACTGGAAAGAATAATGAAGTTGATGATCATGATTATTTAAATCAATCGATCGAGATTGATGCGATTGGTTTTACTCATCACAAAATCTATGAGTTCTTTGGAGTAAAAACATTACTACCTAAATTTATCAAGGACAGTATTTGA